TTGCCGTCCACTGATGAGAGCACGATGCGCTGGCCCGGCAGGTCCGCATGCCATGCGCCCAGCGTCCCGCCCTCGAGCCATGCGTGGTCCACGATCTCCGGCTGGCTGCGCAGGTCGAACGTCAGCGAGCCGTCCGGTCTGATGCGCGGGTCGAAGCGGATCTCGTCGCCATCCGCGAGCTTGGCCAGATCGTCCAGCCGGTCGGCGACCTTCGCCACGTCATACCCGCTATAGGTGCGCGTGCGGGTGCCTCCCTGGACCGGTGGAAGGGTTATGGGCAGCGCGCCCCACTTCATCGCCTCCGCTACCAGGCCGCGCGCGATATCCGAATAGCTTCCTGTCAGGGTGAGCGCCCATGCTCCGGCGGGATGCTCATCATCCACCAGCACGTCCCCGTCCACCCAGCCGGTATCGAGCGCGTGGTTGAGCACGAGGCGTACCGAGGTCAGCGACCAGCCGCCCCCGCACGACAGGCTCAGCCTGCGTCCCTTCGCGTCCCAGCGGTAGTCCACCAGCGGCCCCGCATGCTTCACATCCTCCGAATCGGTCGCCGGATCATAGCGGTGCGCTGCCAGGATCACTCCCCAGAGTTTCAGCTGGTTGTACAGGCCTTTTGGCACTTTCATAGTTGTTGTGGTATAGGTCACGTCGACGTTGAGGCTGCCGGGGTCGTTGATCGTGTCCGACCAGTTGCAGGATGTGTATGGCAGGCGGAACATCGGGGATCCGAGGGCGTCGAATACGTCGATCACGAGAGGATCCATTGCTTACCTCCATGCTGGTATGACGGTCATGGAGACCGTGCCGTCGGATGAGACGTTGATTGTGCTGCGGCCGGGCGGGATCTTGAATGCTTGTCCGGTAGCGATGCCCGCCGATGGCAGCATGTCGCTGAAATCAAGGTCGAGGCCGGTCGAATTACCGGACCATTTGACTGCGCGGATGCCGAGGGTGAGCGTCAGACGCGTCACGGATCCGTCGACATGCACTCTCGGATAGGATGCCGCTCTGCCTGTGTTCTCCACCATCAGCAGGCCGTTGGATGCCGTGAAAGCGACGGGGTCGCCGTACTTCAACGGGTCGTCGACCGTGATGATGAGCATGAACGTGAACAGCCGTTCGCCCATGTACATGCTTGGGCTGGGATCGTCGCCCAATCGTCCGTGGAAGTATCGTCGTCCGTGCACGTTCTCGACGGTGACTTTGAGCTCGCGGTTCATGAGATCGCAGATCCTGTCCTCGAGCTGGGCGGCGTCCAGGGTGGACAGTCCCACGGCTTCGGCGGCGACGCTGATCGTACGCCCGCCTGAGGTCAGGCGCGAGGGGGCGTAGTCGCCGTCCTGCTGGGGCCGGGGCACCGCTTTCTCTCTAGGGGGGACGGCGCCCAAACCCTTCAGACCGTCCGGCAGGATGCGGAATACTCCGACCTCGTCTAGGGAGCCGTCATTGAACACCATCGAATCCACGTCGCTCTCGACCATGACGCGAGTCATAGCGCCTCCTAAAAGTCGATCGGAACCGCAACCGCGTTCCTGCGGTCGCGCGCCTCGATTTCAGCGACGACGAGCTGCGGATCGTTCGCATACAGGTTGTATGTCGGGGAATACGAGCGGCTGCCGCCCGTGCCCCCCGATTGCAGCGGCGTCACTCTGGCGCCCGTCGGCAGGGACAGCACTTCCGGTCCTCGTTCGCCGACCATGACCAGGCCGGGCGAGGTGATGGTGCCGCCCTTGGCGAGCATGGGGATGCGGAAGCTTTTGCCTCCCACGCCGGGCACCCAGTCGGGTATGTCGAAGCCTTTGCCGCCGAGCGTGCTGTTCCAGAATGATTTGATCGCTCCGAATGCGGAACGGAACGGCGCGGTGATCAGATCGGACACCACGCTGAATGCCGCGCCTATCGCGTTGGGGACGGAGTGGAAGAAGTCGAGCAGGCCATGCCATTTTTCCACGATCCAATCGCCCGCGCTGCCGAACCACTGGCGGACGTTCGCGATGCTGGAGCCGAGGAAGCCAGTGAAATCAGCCCATAGCTTGCGTCCCAGGCTCGTTTTCGTGAAGAACAGCACCAAGGCCGCGACGAGAGCGGCGACGGCCATGACGACCAGCATGACCGGGTTCAGGCTCATCGCCGTGTTCAACCCGGTCTGCGCGCCTGTGGCCGCTGTGGTCGCTGTCGTCTCGGAGCCCATCATCAGCGTGCGGATCGCGCTCAGGCCGTTCGCCACGCCGGTCGCGATGTTGAACGCCGCGTATATGCCGGAGAGCGTGCCGATCACTCCGGCCAGCGCGTAGACGAGCGTGCGATGCTGCGTCATCCACCCGGTGGCTCCCGCGGCCCATATGGACACCTGGGTGAGGATGGGCATGAGGAACTGGCCGAGCTGGATCTGCGCGCCCTGCCATGCGAGGTTCATGTCCCGTTGGGCTCTGGCGTTCTTCGTGGCCGCGTCCACTCCCTGCCCGCTCAAGGTCAGTCCCAGATCCGAGCTTTTCTGCATGAGCTGCTCCACGCCGGCTGATCCCTGGTTGAGCATGGGGATCATGCTGGCGCCCTGCTTGCCGAACAGTTTCATCGCCTCGGCGCTCTTGCTGGGCCCGTCGGGCATTTTCGAGAACGTGTCGGCGACTTTCGGGAGCAGCTCGCTCATGGGCAGAATCTGCCCGTGCGCGTCGGTGAACCCGGTGCCGAGCAGCTGGGTCATGGCTGCGGCCTTCTTGCCGTTGTCGTTCGCCGTGTTCAGGTTCTTCGCGAACATCTGCAGGCTTATCTGCGACGTGTCCGCGCCGATGCCGACCTGCTGGAACGCGCCGCGCAATGCGCTGGCCTGCTCCACTGTCCCGCCGGTGATGCGCTGGTAGCCTTTGATGCCGCTTGCTGCGGACTGGAAGCTGCTCATGCTGCTTTTGGCGAATCCTGCCACGGCGGTCGCGGCTCCCGCGGCGGCTGCGGTCGCCGCGCCTTTGAGGGCTCCCCATTTGGACTGCTCGCCCTGCACTTTGCCGGTGAGCGATCCGATGGACTTCTCGGCCTTGGACGCATCAGCCAGGATGTTGATGACGAAATCCTTGGAAGCCATGAGCTCACCTCCCCATCTGTCGTTTCATGTCGCGGATCTGCTCGGCTTCCTGCGCTACGACGCGGTCGCAGGACACGGCTAGCGTCAGCCACACGTTCAATGGAAGGCTCCACACGTTGCTGTGGGTGATGCCCGGCCAGTGCTGCGCCTGGCAGATCACGAGGATCCGCGACCACACCTGGTCGCGGATCCATGGCTCGTCGTCGATCAGCCGCTGGAAGCCAACGTCGCGTGACGTCCTTTCGGAGCGGCGGAGATTGGTTCTTTTGGGACTGTCTCAGTCTCCGTGTCGTCAGCGGGCAGATCCTGCTCGTCCGCTCGTAGCCGTTCCTGATACCATTCCAGGCTGTGCTCGCACAGCTTCTTCCAGTTCACCGCGATGCCATGCTTGTGCAGGGCGAACCAGAAGATCAGCGGCAATGCGAGCGCGTCCTGCTGTTCGATGCTGTCGATGTCGGCCATTTTCATGCCGGAGGCGATCTGGAATTCGGCGACGAGGCTGATGGGGCTGTCGCCCAGCGGGTTGCGGCTGGCGGGGTAGGTGTTGCCGTCGTCCCATATGATTCTCATTTCGAGGCTTCTTTCATTGCGTCGTCGATGATCGTGTTCATGCGTCTGACCATGTCGTTGCGGCCTTTGATGACCGGCGCGAAGAAGTATGGCTGCCCTGCCTGGCTGGCCCAGCCTCCGCCGTTGAATACGGGGTGGCGGAATCGTTTCTTCTGCCAGGTCTGCGGCATCCACTCCTTGCCGGGCGGCATGCGCGAGGACGTGGTCTGGATGTTCAGGCCGCTTCGTGTCTTGCCTGCCACGATCCGTGTGCGCAGCCCAGCGCTGATGCCGGCTCGCATTGCGCCCGACGAGTCTTTGCCTGCGCGGGCGAGGGCTGCGTAGCGGGTGCGTGTGACGACGCGTGCCTTGCCGGACTTGTAGTGGATGGTATGGAATTCCTTGCCGGATGCGACGACCTTGCCCGGCAGGGAGCCGTCGAGGATGCCTTTCTGCTCGGCGATGATCGCGTCGCCCACATGCCGCAGGTCGCGTCGAGCGTCGCGTGCAATCGATTTGGGCATCGATTGCAGGCTTTCGCGCAGGCTTTTGACGGATTCGTTGGGGATCTCCGCCCATAGCCCCTCCTGTTCGGCCATCAGAACGCCGAATCCCCGCTCACCAGCGCGATGGTGAGCGGATCATGCGAGCCGTCGTCCAAAGCGGTCAGCTCGGTGTCGACGCTGATCACGTCCCCGCCGTTGGACTGGGGCAGTCCCGAGGTGATGGCCACGGCTGGCAGGATGATCTGCAATGCTGGTTTGATGCCGGGCGCGATATCCTGTTCGCCGAGGAACGTGAGCAGCAATGGCAGCGGGGTGCCATACAGGAACGCGTCGCGCAGGATCGTGTCGGTGAATTCGACGGTGAGCTTGACGCTGACTTCGGCGATGCCCAATGCCTGCGGACGCTGGCGCAATCCCTGGCCGCCGAGCGTGAACCCGTTGCCGTCCAATCCGTTCTTCACGGTGACGGTCACTGCGGTGACGTTGGTGGCCGCTGGCTTGTCCAGGCTCGCCAATGCGGTTGCGGTCGGTGGCGTGAGCGTGCCCTGATAGCCGAGGCTGCCGGAGATGAAGGTGAAGATGCTCTGGTCGTCGGGGTAGCTGGCTGCAGCTGGCTGCAGCGTGGTGTCGATGTCGCGTCCCGACCAGCTGATCTTCGCGGTGACCGCCGCTGCGGCTTTCGCGTCGATCTCCAGCGTGTCCACTTGGCATCCGGTGAACGAGTGCGGTTTCTGCTCGCCGCCGAGCAAGGGGAGCAGTTCCTGGATGGTGTATGAGGGGAGGAAGTCGTTCAGGGACAGCGTGTGGATCTGCTGCCATGCTTGCACGGGTGTGATGTTGTCGGCCGCTTTGAGCTGGCTGATCGCGCTATTGCCGAACGCGGCGTGCAGCAGGAACCCAAATCCGCTGGTGGGAATGTCAAGCTCCTGATCTCCAGAGACCTCCTGCTGCACACGGATATGCTGGTCGAGGCGTTTCACCCGGGTGAACGGCTGCAGGACGCTGGAATCCACGTACTTGGGCTTCGTATCCATCTTGCCTTCGGACTCGAAGAAGCGCGTGGGAGCCACGGGCGTGCCGTACGTGGTCTCCAAGCCGATGCCGAACTGGCTGTCGATCTGCGTGCTCATTGTTTCGCCTCCCCATCCTGTGCACCATCCGACCGTTGCCATACCTCGCTTTGAGGCAGAAAATACTGCGCGTCCGAATCCTCGATGTCGACCGTTTCGCCGCGCCCCACGCTTCTGCCGAGCCAAGGCACGTACAATGCGCCCAACGGGCTGATATTCCTCAGTTTCATCACATGCTCCTAATCCTGTGCATCGCCTTGAACGACGCATCGATCTCGATGAGACGGCCTTGCCCCGCATCATCCTGCGTAGTGGCCCCGTCGGTGTGCAGATCAGACGGGATGATCCACAGCACCGTGCCGCCCAGCGTGGGATCCGCATCAGTGACATAGTCGGAGATCCGCTGCAGATAATCGAACGCCGCCGCGCTGGCCGTGATCTCCGCCTGCTCATCCTGCCCGTGACGGAACGCGCCGACCGACAAGTGCAGCGTGATGATCTCCTCCTGATTGCGCCGCGGCCCCACCGTGACATCAGTCAC